AGCCTCACCAGTAGCACCAGTAGCACCAGTATCACCGTCTTTGCCGTTCTTTCCAGCCTCACCAGTAGCACCGTTTGATCCTGCTTGACCGTTTGATCCTGCTTGACCAGTAGCACCAGTAGCACCAGTAGCACCGTCTTTGCCGTTTGATCCAGCCTCACCGTCTTTGCCATTTGATCCTGCTTGACCGTTCTTTCCGTCTACACCAGTAGCACCAGTAGCACCGTCTTTGCCGTTTGATCCTGCTTGACCGTTCTTTCCGTCTACACCAGTAGCACCAGTAGCACCGTCTTTGCCGTTCTTTCCGTCTGCACCGTTTGATCCTGCTTGACCGTTCTTTCCAGCCTCACCAGTAGCACCGTCTTTGCCGTTTGATCCGTCTACACCAGTAGCACCGTCTTTGCCGTTTGATCCGTTCTTTCCGTCTACACCAGTAGCACCAGTAGCACCGTCTTTGCCGTTTGATCCGTCCACACCAGTAGCACCGTCTTTGCCGTTTGATCCGTTCTTTCCGTCTACACCGGATGCACCGGATGCACCAGTAGCACCTTTGGTTTCAACTTTTTCTTTCTCAACTTCTTCTTTCTCAACTTCTTTTTTCTCAACTTCTTTTTTATCTTCTTGAACTGCAACTTCTTCTTTCGAATCATCATCAGCAAAGGCAGAACCTGTTGCGGATAACATAGAAATCATTATAGCGGCAATCAACATTTTGTTAGTATTTTTCATTTTATATTCTCTCTTTTGTTTTATTTAGTTTATAGAGCTATTATACTCTATACACTGGATAAGTAAAGCTTTATTTTATCTTTCTGACAATCTTTTTAATATATTTTGAGCTTCTTCGTTTGAGCTCAAGATGAGGTTCATCATCTCAGTCGATATTGCAATGTATTCTTCCTGTTCTTCGAACGTCAATAAATCTTGTTGTTGGATTGTCGCAAGTTCTATGTATCTTTTGATGTTCATTATACGATGTCCAGTTGGATTTGGAAGTTGCCCCACGTACCAGCAACACCTATCGGTTTCACCAGTTGAGTTCTAGATGATTCCAAAACATCTAGGGCAGATTTAACAGCAGAAGTAAATCTCATTGATGTTCCGAAGTCGCCTCGGATTTGCTTGACGGTGGTGAAGAACGATACGTCACCAGTTACGACTTTCATTTTAGTATTTTGATTTAGTTTCATGATATATTCTCTCGAGGTTTTATTTAGTTTATAGAGCTATTATACTCTATTCTTTGAACAAGTAAAGCTTTATTTTATGTGATATCCAAAATAGTTACTATCATTGGAACAGTAAACAGGAACATCACTGGGATGCTCAGAAGAAGGTCGGCGATTGGAGCAAGTATATCTTTATTCATTTTCATCTCGTTATTTAGTTTATACAGCTATTATACTCTATAAGCTGGGGAAGTAAAGTGTTATTTTATTATTTTTATAGATCCTGTTGGACCTGCGTAGTATGCCTCAAACTTGGTGTTGGGGAACTCTGCCCTCAATCCTAGGAAACCGTGCAGGTTGCTCATGGAATCGTCGAACAGGGAGCAGCGATCAAACTTCCCCGACTTCAGGTAGTTCCGAATGACCATACATTTCCTGAGGACGACATCGTGTACATCTAGGATGTTGCCTGCACGCTCGACCCTGACCTTGTCGATGTCGAAGCGATGTTTCCTGAACGTATCCAAGAACAGTTCCTTGTTGTCAAAGTTCGCTCTGGCTGTGACGATGATCACCTTGCTGTTGGGGTTTCGTAGGGAGTGAGATAGGATTGCTTTCGCCCGATCTAGCATCCTGGCGATAGGTGTTGACTCATGATAGAACTTGGAGGAGTTGCTGAACTCAAGGAAGTCGAAGGACTCACCATCTTTCAGGATGTATGAGTTGAACTCTTGGTTGCTGAGTTTGCCCATAACAGAGCCATCTTTCATGACTGAGATTTGAGCGGTGGTATGGAACAGGGTATCGTCAACATCAAAGATGCTGAGTCTCCCTGCTTTCGGGGTTTCTTTCTTAGGCTGGTTAAATGTTTTCATATAGGTATGATACCCTAACCATCAAGAGAAGTAAAGCTTTATTTTGCACGATCCCAAGGTCGCCATTTGACCACGGTGAACTCGTTGTACTCGATCTCCTCAACGATCTGGAACTTGTGTCCGTTCTTTCGGTTCAGGCATGGCAGGTAGACGTCCCCTTTGGCAGGGATGTTCAGTGTTGATATGATCGAGAGGTCTGCATAGTCCAGGAACAGTTGGTAGATCTCTCTTCCCCCGCAGACCATGTACTCCTTGCTAGGATTCTTCTCATACTCATGCAGGAAGTCCTCCATGCTCATCGTCTCGAACCCATCAAGAGTGTAGTGCGCGTTCCTGGATAGGACGATGGCATCACGACCAGGAAGTTTCCCCACCGACTCGGCAGTGGTCCTGCCCATGATCAGGGTCTTGCCCATCGTCTCTGCCTTGAAGAACTTGAGTTCCTCAGATACATGCCAAGGCATCTTGTTGGTCTTGGAGTCGCCCATCACTCCGTTGGAAGATTGAGCTGCTATCATCGTGATCATATTGCTATTGGTGCCTTGATAGATGGGAAGAACTGGTATCCCTCAATCTGGAACGAATCCATGTTGAAGTCGTCGATTGAATCGTATTTCTGGTTGATGTCCAGCGTTGGTAGATTGAACAGGGAAAGATTCCTCTTCAAGAGTTCCTCTGCCTGATCGATGTGATTCTTGTACAGGTGAGCATCCCCGAATGAGATGTGCAGCCTGTCTGGAACCATGTCAACCACATTGGCGATCATGTGAGTCAGGAGAGCATAGGATGCGATGTTGAATGGCACTCCAAGGAAGGTATCCGCTGATCTCTGATACAGATGGCAACTCAGGGCATATCTTGGAACATTCATATCGTCCATGATCTTTTCGTATGCCTCTTTGTAGAAGATGGTTGGATAGATGGCACTGCATCTTGCTGATCGTTCTTGGAAGGTCAACTTCCGAACACCGAACTGGAAGAACGCATGGCAAGGTGCCAATGCCATCGAAAAGTTGCAAACATTATCCTGTGGGGACAGAGTTTCATCAGGCAAGTCTGCAACATTCCAAGCGGATACGATATGCCTACGACTGAACGGTCTTTCCCTCAGCCCATCGATAAGAGCATCTATCTGGTCAACATTAGATTCGCCATTACACCACCACTTTCTCCATTGCTGACCATAGATTGGACCAAGGTCACCATCCTCACCAGCCCATTCTTCCCAGATCGTTGGCTTGTCGTTGCCATTCAGTTTGCGCAACTCTTCGTTGTAGGTTGATCCAGATAGAAACCACAGCAACTCAGCAGCGACCAGTCTGAATGAGGTGAACTTGCCAGGAAGCAATGGGAAGCCATCTTGCAGGTTGAAATCAAGATGCTTGCCGAACAGCGATAGAGTTCCTGTACCAGTACGATCATCAGAATCATTGCCGTCTGCTAGGATTTCTTCCAGAAGATCGTAGTAGCAGTCCATCGGTCTGTCGATTGGTTCGAAGTCGTTCAACTCAGAACACTCCCAATGCTTTGAAGGCGATGAACGATACCGCCATCAGATTCAATCCTGAGGAGATGACCAACAACGACCACAACTTGGTGTTCCTAGCGATAGAATCGTCTAGGCCATCAGAGATTCGTTGAGCCTGTTCAAAATAGTGCAGTTGGTCATCTTGGTGTTCGGCAAGCTCTGCTTCACGTTTGGCACAGACCTCTTGAAGAAGAATTCTCAACGAACCCACGGTATCCCTACTTTTTATTTTTACGACATCAGTCATCAGAAGCCTCCAGCTATCATCAACGCTATGGTAGCAACATTCAAAGCCACCGAAACGACAAGGAAATACACCAGAATACCATTGGTAGATTGAAGCTCGGAATAGTCTCTGCTGAACCATGCTGATAGGTTGTTGACATATTCTTCAGTGTAGATTGCAGGTTTTGATTTTGCCACTCTTTTGACTCGGGTCTTTACAACGTCATTCATTTTGTCATTCCTATAAAAATTAAAGAGGCAACTGATACAAACAGCGCCACCGACAATCCAACTATAACATCGTGAAGATGATCTACCTTTGACGCATTCCTGATAGATTGTGAATCTCTAGCTCTCCAAGATTTCTCGACCAGTTTGTTGGCATCTAATACACTTTGGGTATGTTCCTCATGAGTTATCCAATACCCATCCTTATCTTCTTCCATATCAACAGGACCATTTACACAATTATATCTTTTCATTCTTCGCTTCCTCATCTAATATTTTTTTGAGCAGTTTCTTTTGTTCATCAGTCATGTTGCTCATGTACTGAATGTTCCCTTTCTTGTCGATCCAAGCCAGAAGTAAGGGATTCTTTTTGATTCTTAGTTTCATGTTTCCTGTTATGCAGTTAGTTGATAAGGTTTGTTCCATTGACCGATTTTGATGTAGTAATAATATGCAGTGTCGAAGTAGTCGGTTTGGGAGTCAGTGTTGTTGTAGTATCCAGCACCTCTTAGAGCAGCGAATGCTTCTTCAAAGAATGCCAACTCTTGACCTTGGAATGAATCATGTATCCAACCATCTGTCAAGGTGAAGTTCTCTCTCACATAGAATGTTTCGGTTGGGTTCTTCCAACCATGATCTTCTTGAAGTTTCTTGTTGTAGATGCCTACGAAATCGAAGGCACTGCTTTTGATGTTAAGATTGATTGTACTCATGTTATCAACCGATAGCGTTGCTTTCACGCCATATTTTTTTAGGATTGGTTTCATCAGATTATCGATGATTGCTTTCTTTTCTTTATTCATATAAGCCATGATATATTCTCTCTTTTCGATTTATTTAGTTTATAGAGCTATTATACTCTATAAACCAAGAAAGTAAAGCTTTATTTTTTCCAGCTATGTTTTATATTCCATTTCTCGACAACAGGCTCACCGTACATGTCTTGATCAACGACAACATATGCCACTGTTTTCTTCACGTTGGCGAACCGAACCGACCCATCGCATACTGCGATTTCATGGATGAATCCATTGTCAATACCCCAAGTTCCTTGTCCGACTACATCGCCAGTACTTATGCGGTACTCAAAATGGGTTTTATATTCTGGTAACACGAACTCACCGATTGCTTTGTTTTCTTCGTAAGAACCTAGGAACATTGACATATTATAATCTCTCATTTATTTAAAGTATGAGTTATTATACCTTATCTAGCGAGGAAGTAAAGCTTTATTTTTCCCCAACAGCTTCTTTTTTTGGTCGTCCTCGTTTCTTCTCTGATCCAGAGTCGGGTTGGCTCGATTCCAAAGGGACTTCAACATTCGTCACCCCACCTGCTCTGTACTCTGCCTCATCGATGCCATGTGGCCAAACGAAGAACCCTGCGTCAACAACCTTGTCCAGAGTAATGTTGGGATACAGCTTGTCCAGTGTTTGATCCTTGATTGCTAGGACGACCTTGACTTCCGAGGCGTGGATGTTCTCGATCAACTGAATGAACAGCTGCTCACGTCTTGATGATGATAAGTCATCCCTTAGGAATCGTTGAAATGATCTTGTCTCATTCCATAGATTGCCAGGAGTCATGCCCTCAGGAGCAGCATCTTCCTTGAATGGTGGGATGCCATCAGGAAGCGCCCATTTGCCCTTGGGGATGAAGCCATACCCAAATACATTCTTCAGGGCTTCGTTCGTCACGTTTTCCCTTAGGAGCGATAGGGTATCCCCATCGTTGAAGTGTTGCAGGACTTCTGGGATCAGTACTTTCTTGTTCATGTGTTCACCTTGTGGTTTGTGGATTTATATAGCTCTAGAAGTCTTCTATCGAATCCATGAGCAACCTCATCCTGTTCTTGATCAGGTAGTTGAAGATGTTGTTGCGATTGAACTTCGGGCGTTCTTTCAGGAAGTCTTCGATGATGCTGCTGGTGATCTCCTCAGGAATCTTCTCAAATGAGATCAACAGTTCGTTCCTGTGCCAGTTCCTGATCTCAGTTTCGTTGCGGCAAGCGGCAACTCCTTGAGTCGAGAACTCCTCAAGACGATTCTTCATCATGGAGGTCTGTCTGATCTTATCAACGAAGCACGAATCGATGCTCAGGATGTTGGGGATGCCATCTCCAGTGTCGCCCTTCGCGATGTGTTCGTTGATGTATCTTGGTACACTCGGAGGACTCTTCACGTACTTCTTCATCATGGGATGATACTGACGGATGTTGGGATATCTGTGCAGCTGGGCAAAGTCTTTGTCCGAACTGAGGATCAATGTTGGGCGAGGAATCTGCTCGATGCCGAACTCGTCGAAGTCGTTGTCCTGGGTCCACTTGCTCAACACTGCTATGATGTCATCTGCCTCGCATAGATCAACATGAACCACCTTGTATGGGAAGAACTTGATCAGATCCTCCCGAACCATCTTCATACACTCGAAGATGGTGTCCCAGTCGATGGTGGAGGCTTCTCTCGAGGTCTTCCTGCTTGCCTTGTAGTGCTCAAACAGGTCACGCCTCCAGTAGTTCTTGGCATCAACAGCGATGACCATCTCACCATACTCCTGACCGAACTTCTTCTTGTTGGAGAGGATGCTGCTCAGGATAGAGTGGCGGATCATGTCCTTGTTCTGCTCTGGGGAGTTGCTGGCCATCTCCTTGGTGAACACTAGGCACGCTGCAAGGGATATTTGGGAAAAATCGACTATGATCATCAGAACACCCTCATGATGATCATACTATCGTTGGTCCTGCCGTTCGGTGTACCACCCTTGGTCGTGATCCTGTTGAATGCCTCGAGGATCTGCTTCTTGTTCATCACGGATAGATCCTTGATGTTGTCCGATGCTTTCATCACCTTGGTCTTGGATAGATTCACATCATAGCCAGTCATGGAGGTTCCTCGCACGCTCAATGTTTCCCCGATTGCAGCCTTGTAGAGCGTGATCCTGCGCTTGGTAACATCGTAGAACCAGACCTCCTGAGAATCTACGATCTTGGTCGGAGCAATCGATTTGAGCCCCAACTCAGGAGATGCTGGAAGATACTTGAGCTTGGCCACGACAACACTTGGTGCTTTGGGCTTGATCACCTTGATCTTTCTTGCCGATACCACCTGTTGAGTGCAAGACGACACAAAATCCTGAAGGAGTTTCAGGAAGTTCTTGGTCTGCACAGTCTTGATGTGGGAGTAGGAATCCTTGAGTTGATCACAACCACCTGCCAACACCTCTTCCAGTTCTGCGATCTGACTCTTGTACATGTCAGGGATCAGTTTGGCTGCTTGACCACTGATAGACTTGATCGAATGCTTGAAGGTGAACGACTTTGGGTATCCCAATCGCATGAAGTCATCTATCTCACCATCTATCTCAGAGGCGAAGTCAGTGGCGATTGACCGCACCTTGTCTTGGATCGAGATCACATTCTTCGGTTTGGCTGGCTCAGTCTTCTCAACAGGGATAGATGATAGAGCATCCAGTTTCTCCAAGGTGGTCTTGATGAACAGCAACTCAGGAGCATCTAGAAACTGATCCCTAGATTGCATCCGAAGAATCATGCCAAGTTGCCTGAAGTTGAGGTCATCCAGCTTGGACAACAGGGCTTTCCTGGGTTTCTCCAGGATCGTTTCCAAGGCCCACTTCTTTCTATCCGCAGGGGAGGAATAGATGTTGTACCAGTTCAATGCTTGGATCAATGTTGATCTATAGTCCAAGGGGTTGATGACTGGTTCATCAGATCCTCTGAACATTGCGTCAATCTTTGCCCGCTTCTCACGGATCTTATCGTTTGCATCCTTCTTCGCGGTTATCGATGCTTCACTTCTCTTCAGGGTAGCCATATATCACTCTCTCATTAGTTACTGTATACACTATTATACTGCTCATCTGTGGAAAAGTAAAGTTAATTTATACCTACAACCGACTCATAGAGTTGAGCAAGTTCTTCTTGTTCGGCTTCTACTGTTGAATAGTTTTGCTTATGGAAGATCTGAGCCATCTTGCGGAGGATCTTCTTTTCAAGATCGAAATCCTCGGCAAGTGCTTCGATGGTTTCCTTGATCAGTTCGCGTTCAGCACTGATTCTAGTGTATGAATCAGAGATTTCAGATAGCATCTTTTTGATCTTGATTTGGTCAGCTGGATTTGATACGATATTCATTATGCTTCCTCTTTTGATTGATATTCTTCGGATTGTTCGAACTTCTGCTTCAAGATGGATTTCTGTTCCCTCTTGTAATCAGTCTTTAGCCTCACGACCTTGCTACGGAACTTTGGGTCTGCCAACTCAACCTTAACCCAGTCATGCGTGTATTCTGCTTGTGCTTTCAATTCTTTTCCTTATTCATCTTCGTCGTTGCAATATGCGTTTATGATGCTTTCCACCATCTCTTCTGTTACATTTAGGAACCCAGCTATCGCTTCATTTGGAACTCCGGAGTAGTACAAATCCTTCACGGATATGATCAGTTCTGATACATGTGTCATTATTCTACCTCAACAAATTCATTGAATGGGATGTTTTCTAATCTTCCGTGTAGGAAAAAGAACTCAACTCCCTCAGCCATCACTTCGGATAAGGGATACTCAACTCGCACATCTTCTGGTATGAACAAGTCGATGTACTCAAGGAACTCCGAGGAAAACCCTTCAACAGTCACCAATGTTGTAGAAGGATTTGGGTGCTTATCCCCCTTCGGGAATATGGTTGTAGCCAGCAAATGCTTCCTCTTATCTTTCGGGGTGTTGGGATTGCATTGATGCTTGAATGCAATCGCCTGATTGTGTTTCTTCGAATAGAACAGGAAACTGATTTGTCCGTCATGATCGTTCTTCTTCAAGTGATCAACTGCGTTCTTGAAGATGTCTTTCAGAACAGCAGGATCGTTGTTCCTCAACTTCAACTGATCGTAGTAGTGATCCGTCACCATCAGTTTCGTTCCTAGGTATGAATCTATCACTCCCTCTTGCATGAACTCTTTGAATAGGATCATTTGATATCCTTGGCAAGGTCTGCCTCATTCTTGTCCAATCTTGTCTCAAGGAAGATTGGAAGGAACAACGACTCGTCGCCTGATGAGTTCTTGATGCGGGCATTGTACTTGACCGAAATGATCTTGTCCTGATACTCAGAAGGAGCGGCAGATCGTTGCTCATCTGAGAACCCTGAACCAACATACACCTTCACGATGCCGTCAGCAGACTCGCAGTACAGCGATCCGATCATGTCGGCATATTTGCCAGCACCAGCAATCACACCCATCACTTTCAGGTCTACGTCAAGCTCAGCCTTGAACTTGATTTGACCCTTGGATCGTTTGCTCTCCCATTTGGAAGACGAGTCCTTCAGGATGATTCCTTCCTTGCCTTCGTTGAGGTAGTTCTGGAATATCTCTTGGGCTTTCTCAAGATTTGGCACCTCAAATGTTTCGACCAACTCAATCCTAGAAAATACTGGCATTCTATCAAGCAGATACTCTAATCTTTCGAGTCGATATCTGTAAGCTTGATCGCATTTGCCATCGATGAAATTCTCATACGGAATCTGATCCCATAACACCACAAACACTCTTGATGCTTCTTCTGGGGATATCGTACCCTTCACAGCCTTGTTTAGGATTCCATTGCCGATCTGCCGAGCGCATACCTGACCATCTTCTTCTACGACCAGAAGCTCACCATCAAACACGATGTCTTTGCCATACGCCAACTTGATGAACTGCTCACCTAAGTTGCCAATCAGGTTGATTTCCTTGCCGTTTCTTGAGCGGAACTCAGCCTTGCCATCATTGACGATGACGTTGACTCGCATACCATCACACTTCTCCTGAGCTAATGCTGGGAACTTGATCTTGTCGACCAACTTCTTGTTGAACCCAGAGCATAACATCACAGGATACTCAGGGATCAGCTTTGGCCAGACCTTGTTGACTGTTGAGGTTGATACTCCACACTTCAGATCCTTGCCGATGATTCGTTCGATCACCTTGGCATCATTCTCGGATATGGCGGAAAGAGTCAGTTTCAGTTGAGCGATTGCAGCATTCCCAGTCAGGGTTCTTGACGATAGGATAGAAAGACTTTCCACCGCCTGCTGGAGCGTGGCGATAGGTTCATCATACAGGGGAGTGTACTCTGGAATCTTGCGTTGATAGAACTGAGTGAATGGATCATTCGCCATTCGGCAGATTTCCTTGAGGAGTAGGTTGTCCTTGTGCTGGCCCAGCAACTCGATTTTGAAGTTTCTAGAGTTGTTTGCTTCAAGCTCGTTCAGGATAGATAGTATCATTTTTGTATTCTCTCATTTATTTAAGTTAGGTTATTATACCTTATCTAGCGAGGAAGTAAAGCTTTATTTAAAAATGCTTGACCATTTCTTCAACTTTTCGATCTTGTTTCGCTTTGCAAGATCGATAGCGGAACTGTTGATCATGCAAGTATCCACCATTATCTGAACCATTGCCAGGAAGTCGCCAATCTCTTCCTCAAGATGTTCTCTATTAGTCTGGTCAGATTCGATGACAGGATTGACTGCTTCCCACCCGAATCGAAATACCTTGGAGACTGCTTGCACCACTTCAGCGGATTCCTCTTGTAGGATCAGCAGGATTTCTCTATCTTTATCGTTCATATTGACCTTTACAACTTCCTCTATCAAATCCTTATCCGTCTTTACATATTTATCCCACACACCATTTTCAGCATAATATTGGTTATCTGAACCAACAAAAGGATATGTAGATACATTGGATATCCGACGAGTAATGATATCAACCACCCTACCACCACGATCTATGTATTTCTTTCCAACTTCTAATTTCATCACTTAACTCCAAAATGTTCGTTGACTCTCTGTATGGCATCGTCTGCAGTATCCCAATCGCTAGGGTATACTACTTCATCCTTGACGATTTGCATCGCTTCCTTGATGATCAGTTCAGCGAACTTTTCGATAGCATCTGGTTGAGGGTATCCTGCGTGTACATGCAATCCTGCTTTGTCAAGCAGTCTGGCTAGTTCTCTATTCTTCATGCCATCACCGAGTATTCTGTGAAATCTTTTGATTCTTTGGTAACATCTTGGACTTCAGATAGATACAAGCCTGAGAACTGAGCACCAAACACGAGCTCTTTGTAGTTTTTTATCAGGAAGTTTGACGCGAACTCTAGGAACTGCATATCATGACGATCTGATACATAGAACGCTTCGATGCATCGTTCCAATCTACGACATTCAGTCTCTAAGGCATCTTCAGATAGGAAGATCTTTTTGTTCAGGATAGAGGCAGCAGCAACAATAGAGGTTGCACTATCTACTTGTTTGATCGTTGGGATTGCAGTAGTCATTTTATATTCTCTCATTTAGGTTTTATTTAGTTTATAGAGCTATTATACTCTATAAACTGAAGAAGTAAAGCTTTATTTTATGTTCTTGAATATCCCCAAGAAGGCATTTTGACTGTAAGGTCGACTGCTCTTAGAGCTTCTTGATTTGCGCGGATAGTTGGGTCGTTGAAGAGTGCAAGATACGAACGTCCTTCATGGCAGCATGACCATGACCAGTAGATTTTGGCTAACTCGGAATCTTTCATGTCGATGATTTCTGATACGAAGGCAGACTCAGAGTTCACAACAGCTTTCACAGGATTGTCTAGAATTTGATTTTGAGCTTCAATGACGATATTGATTTGGGTAGAAGTAAGTTCTTTCATGATATATTCTCTCGGTTTTTTGTTTTATTTAGTTTATAGAGCTATTATACTCTATAACCAAATAAAGTAAAGCTTTATTTTAAATCTTTTAAATGTTTTGTGAGGTGGGATCGATTTATTCTGCAGCTGATGATCCCATTGTACCACTGATCAACATCCTCAAGCACCTTGTTGTTGAACTGTTCGCGTGCCTCAATGTAACTCAAGGATCCTTTTGAGTTGCAGAAGAACAGGATTTCGCGGCTGAAGTTCTCTTGACCAAGTTCAGCAACATCTTTCTGAAGGACGGTCGAGGATGACCAGTAGGTTCTCCAATCGGATTCAACCATGGTCTTGACCTTCTTCTTCTTCTTGATGCCAGACTTCAATGTGATCGTCTTCATCGATGTCTTCGTGAACTGACTCAGTTTCTTTCCGATGTATCTTCTGCCTGATAGGTTGTTCGTGATAAGATACACGAATCCGACGCACTCAGGGAGCTCGGATGTTTCAGCTCCCTCAAACATCCAGCTCATTCGTCTTCTTGCAGTTCGTCGTCAGACAACAGAGGCGAGCCACAAACGGGGCAATGGCAGATTTCTTCAACAGACACGTCACTTGTGCTCACAGAGATCAACCCTTGGGCATCACAGATGTCGCAGTTGAATAGTTTTTTGATCATTTCGATTCCTTGTTATTTAATTTTGCACCAAGGTGCTTTCTTGTCGCCAAAGTAGGGTCTAGCATATCCGTTTTTGACCAACTCTTCGGACAGGCTTTTCCCGTCGAGCAAAACATCGCCCAACACCCTGCCCCCATATTTATCCCATGTTTTCAATGAGACCTGCTGTTTCTTACTGTGAGCAACCATATCTTTGGTGAACTTTGATGCTGCCGCACCCAAGATTGCTTCCTCAGGGCATTTCGCCCTGAATCCACTCTCTGGAGTGTCGACACCAAATACACGAATCGACAACACAGGATTCAATGGCGCTGGTAGAAATCTTGCTTCGAACTCTACCGTATCACCATCGATGACTCTTGTGATTGGGAAATCGTACACCTCAGCGGATGCTGTTGAAGATATCAACAGCAGCATCCAAATTATCCGTGGCAAGCTAAGCACTCTTTCGAGACGTTGACACCAGACTCACTTCTTATATAGTACAGACCTTTGATGTATGGATCTAGGAATGCCGTCTTGTGCACCTCGCTGATGTACTCCTCAGATTCATCCGAACTGAAGAACAGGTTGATCGACTGACCTTGGTCAATGAATCTCTGCCTTGTAGATGCCAGTCTCAGGATGACCAACTGGTTGATCTCGAACGCAGTCTTGAACACTTGCTTCTCATGATCGGTCAGCCATTCTACATGCTGAACTGATCCGTTGTTGCTGATGATGTCCTTGACGGTCTCCTCAGAGTAGATGCCCTTCTGCTTCATGATCGTCAGGAGAGATGGGTTGACGCGATCCACCTTGCCAGCTGAGGTGTTCTGCACATAGGCATTCTTGTAGATGGGTTCGATGCCTTGAGAGACTGATCCGCAGATCAATGCTGAACTCAGGTTCGGAGCGATGGCGATGCGATGTGTGTTGCGTACACCATAGCCCTTGCACCAGAATGGTTCGCCAAAATGCTTCGCCATCCACTGACTGGCTCTCAGAGTCTCGTCGTGCAGGTGCTTGAAGATTTCAAGATTCTTGAGGTGAGCATCAATCGACTCGAATGGGATCATGTGGTTCTGCAGGTACGTGTGGAACCCTAACATGCCCAATCCTAATGCTCGGCTCTTCTCGGCAAATCGAACGACCTTCTCCATGCCTCTGGTTGCCTTGCCGATCTCAATCAGATCCTGATTGACGCAGTCCAGGAACACTGTTGCCTCGAACACGGCATCGGTATCCTTCCACTCATCATACAGGGAAGCATTCATGGACGATAAGACGCATGAGAATGTGTGATCATCATCTGAGGTCAAGTGGATCTCGTTGCAGAGATTGCTTGCCTTGATGGTCAGATTCTTATCCGAGTACATCTGAGGTCGTTGCTTGTTGATCTTGTCGATGAAGTTGAAGTATCCCTTGCCAGTGATCATCTTCAGCTTGAGTGCTTTCTGGTATCGGTCGATTGCATCAGGATCACCTGCTTCCAATCGAGCAATGAACGCATCGGTCACGTTCCAGCCGATGTTAGCATCATCTGGATTCTTGTTGATGTAGTTGACGAGTTCGAAGAAGTCTCCATGGTCAATCTCGATGTATCCTGCCCATGCACCACGTCTCTGGCTGCCTTGGGAGATATCACGGGACATCTGGACGAAGTCCTTGAACACTGGTAGCACCCCAGATGCTGATCCTTTCATGCCAGCGATCTTTGATCCTCGAGGGCGAATGCCACCAAGATAGCTCGAGGTGCCAAATCCATTCTTGGACAGAACAGCATTCTCTTGCTGAGCACCATAGAATGAGAACACGGAATCAGGGATGAAGTTGCCCGAACACGATACAGGGCAACCAATACCAGTTCCCATGTTGGATAGAACAGGAGTGCTTGCTGCTAGATAACCCTTCCAGAACAGATTGAAGAACTTCCCTGCCCATTCCTCAGGATCATTGGTGTACTGAGCAGCATGTTTTGCCACCCGATTGTACACAGACCTCAGTTCAGGGTGATCCTTGGAGAGGTAGTTTTCCTTGAGCATCTGGTATGCTGGAGTAGTCACCCAATCTGGGAGTTTGCCCTCCGATTGGAGTTGCTTGCGTTCTTCGCCAAGTTCTTCGTAGATTGATAGTTCACTCATGCATTTTCCTCATTTTAAATTTATATAAATACTATTATATAACGTGATTCGTTATATGTAAAGCAAAAAAGGTGTCAGTCGCGGAGTGCAATCCCACTGACTCTAATCATTCAACAATGGAAACCATCATGACCAGCACAAATATATATACAATCCCAAATACTCTAATTTACTACACCTACGCATACCTCCGTTCTAAGGATTCCAAAACAGCGAAAGCAGGAACTCCATACTATATTGGTAAGGGTAAAGGAAAAAGAGCAACTGATAAACATTCCAAAGGCATATCCGTCCCTAAGGATAAATCAAAAATAATATTTCTCGAAACAAACCTTTCGAGCATAGGGGCACTAGCCCTTGAGCGAAGAATGATACGATGGTTTGGTCGTAAAGATATAGGAACTGGAATCCTTCTCAATAGAACTGATGGTGGAGATGGTGGAAATGGAATGTCTAGACCTCCTTGTTCGCCTGAAACTAAATTAAAAATGTCTGCATCCCATAAAGGCAAAAAAGACTCCGATGAAACAAAACTCCTAAAATCTATATCTCGCACTGGGTTAAAACATTCTACAGAAACATTAGCAAAAATGAAAGGAAAAACTAGAACAGACGAACAAAATGCTGCTACTTCTGCTAGACAAAAAGGTGTTCCTAAAGAGGTAGTAGATTGCCCCCACTGCCCTAAAAGTGGGGGAATAAGCAATATGAAACGATATCATTTTGACAACTGTAAATTTAAACCTCTACCACTTGAATGATTTTTCTTTCCACGATCTATTGTAATCATTTCCGGTGGAGTTGAAAAAATCATGTAGCGTGCTCGATTCCAAGTCTTTGTAGAACCACTTCGCGATTGGGTTGTAACTAGGCTTGAAGATTGCCTTGAAGCCAAGGTTCTCCAAGCAGATGTCCAATCTAGACTCAACAAAATGGATCAGTTGCTTGTTGGTAATACCCTTGATATGACCCTTCTCGAAGATCTTATTGATGATGATTGCTTCGTGTTCCAGAATCACTCTTGCAGTATCCTCAAGTTCTCTGGTCAATTCCTCAAGAAATATAGTTGTTACCTGACCATCGGCAGTTGCCTCTTCTAACAACGTCCTGAACAACCATGCTCCTGCTTGAGAATGAAGCGTCTCATCGATGGCAGAGAAGTTGATACCTGCGTTTATATTGGTGAAAGTATTTCTCCCTGATGAGTTAAATGATTTTAGAAAAGCGAAGCTAGAATACAGGATTGCTCCTTCGATCATGGAGAAGATCCCCACAGATTTCAGGATATCATAGACGGTATCCCGCTTCTCAGTGCGCTTGCCGATCCATGCCATTCTATTGGCAAGGACCTCGTCATCCTTGTAGCTGTTGTAGAACTCTGCATTGTCAAGACCCAGCACCTCGTTGATCTTGTTGTAGAATGGTGCATGAACTCCCAACTCCATGAAGGAGAATGTTGATGCCATCCTTTGGATATCTGGTCTTGGGAAGACCTTCGAGATGTAGTTCTGCCAGTAGTCGTTCCCAACATTCAACTCATACAGAGTGAACAGCTTCAGTGTTGAGATGACCCCATGATACTCTGCCTCTGTACAGTTCGTCTTGAGGTCATGGAGGTCTTTTTCGACCTCTATTTCCGAAGGAAACCATATGATCTCTGCCTGTTGTTCTGCAAATTCTATTGCCACTGGATAGTCGACGATGTATTCAGTTTTTGGGGTTATTAATCTTATCGCCATTTTATTTTTCTCATATTATTCTCAAGTTAATTTTATATAAATACTATTATATAACGAAACACGTTATAAGTAAACTAAAAATAGGTGTTACTCGCGGTGTTCGAGACCCAGTAACTCTAATCATTCAACAATGGAAACCATCATGACCAGTAAACTAAAATATTATATATACGCATATATCAGAAGTCAAGATTCGTCAACAGGGAAAGCAGGAACCCCATATTATATAGGAAAGGGGACTGCTAAAAGAGCATGGAATAAAGGTATCGGAGAAGTAGGAAAACCATCTAACAATATGTATATAGTTATAATGGAATCCAATTTATCCGAATTGGGCGCTCTAGCCCTAGAACGAAGATACATAAAGTGGTATGGTCGTATAGATCTAAATACTGGAACACTCAGAAACAAAACATCAGGAGGTGATGGTATTGGTTCTGATACCGCTAGAATGTTAGCCAAAAAACAATTCGAAAATGGAACCCATAACTTTATAGGTTCGAACGAAAAAAGAGTTTTAAATGGAACCCATCCTGGTGTAGGACCTGAAAAAAATAAATCGTTAGCCTCAAGAGAATTAGTCATTGAAGTAAAAGAGTTATTCAAAACTCTTAAATTAAAACAACCGCCATTTATACACACTCAATCTATATCTTGGTTGGAAGAAATGCAAATAACTCTAACCAGAGTATCGAATAACGAAATACCAGCACCGATTTTCGAACACTACAATAAAGGCAAATCTGGAAAAATACCTTCAGCAGAATCTAGATTAAAAAGTAGTATCGCCCAGAAAGATATTCCTAAACCTCAATTTTTTTCTATAATTGAATCTAAAAAAACATATGGTAAAGGAAATCTTTCTAAATATTTTCCAGAGTTCAAACAATACTTCTAGATATCGCCTTGTGCTCTGTTCTCAGAACTGTATGCGTCGAACTTGCCACCAGGATATCTTGCCTCGAGTTTGCGAACATTCTCTGCGAACATTTCATTGGGATCGACTCCAAGTGCGCGACATGCGTTGATCAAGTACCAGCATACATCCCCAAGTTCTCGGTACATGTGGAAATGGTTCTCGTCGTTGTATGGCTTGCTTTGGAACATGATCTTCTTGACGATCTCGGCAAACTCACCAGACTCAGCAGATAATCCAATTGCGGCAGTCAGCAATAGGGATATGTTGCAATCCTGTGCGTTCAGATGGTTCAGTCTGGCAATGAATGCCTCGTGATCGTTCGATTCGTTTGATGTCACTGATTCTACGAACTCTTGGTACTTGTTCAGGTCAATTTTTTGCATTAGATCTTTCTCCATTGTGCTAACAGCAAACTCGCTGCGATTTCTGAGGCGGTGTTGCCTTTGATGAGATTTTCAATCTCGATTTTTGATAAGCCAGCTTTCGCCATCTCATTGATGTCCTTCTCAGGCACTGTATCTGGGAACAAGCATACAGAATACCCCTTGCTGATGTACTTCACAACACTCTTGACGATGGCAATGTTCCTTGGTTCGTTATCCACGATCAAGACGATGTTGCTCTTGTGGATTTGCATGAACTCCGAGTCGAATGCTGATACTCCTGATGCAGCGATGCAGTTGTCGATGAACAGGGAATCCAGTTGACCCTCTGTTACATAGATAGTCCTAGAAACATCCACTCGCTCCAGCCCATACAGGAGTTGATCTTCCCCAATCTTGACGTTGTGGTATCTGAGATTCTCAGGTCCGAATGCTCTTCCTGCCCATCCTATCAGATTGCCTTCTTGGTTGAAGTGGGGAATGATCAATCTAGGAGTATCATCCTTGGTGTTCTGGTCTGCCTTGTGGTGCTCCTTGACCCAATGCTTGTACTTGGGGCAGAAGTACAGCAGATTCCAGTGTTCCTCGGGAATCATCCTGTTCTTCACGTAGAGTACAGCAGGGTGAAGGATGCTCATGTTGGATATCTTCGTCAACTCATCTAAGGGCGACTTCTTCGCAGGCATCGAGAACTTGGGAGTCGAATCAGGAAACACGAACTTGGGTGTATGATTGTGATTACAGTTCGCAGAGTACTTCTCTAGGGTGTAGTCGGCATATAGATTTCTATCAAGATGCTCTAGAACCTTTGAGAAGGTTGTTCCGATGGAACAACGATGGCATCTGTAGAGGAGAGTTCCATGAGAGGAATAGATGTAACCTCGTGCCTTCTTTTTATCCTTGGAGGAATCCAAGCAATATGGGCAACTGAAGTTCCAGAGGTTGTTGCCTTTCGCTTTGAAGTTCCTCACTCTAGAAGAAATCATGTTGGCATACTTCACATCGACGTAGAAACTCTGACTCATTTTATCTCCTATTAAAAATATATTATACCGCTTCATTAGGGAATAGTAAAGCTTTATTTTTGTATTCCTTGACTTAAGCCCTTTTAAGTAAGCTTTATATCTACTTAACCCTACCACAGATATAGTATACTACAATTTGAGGCAAAAGTAAAGCTTTTGAAATGTTGAGGATATTCTGAGTGGAGATAGGAAAAAAGATGAGAATGGTTAGAGGTGTTAAAAAGA